CAAGCCTTCTCGTCGTTCCTGGGGGGCATGGTGGGCGGCGCAAAGAAACATTAGGAGATGCTGGTCTTCTCGATGCGGTAGAAGCCCCACCAGTTTCGGAGTCGCTAGACTCACCTTCGTCCGTAATGGCTGTCCCTTCCGCACCATCTTCAGATGGTGGCGAGTCGCGCCGTAGCGCCTGTTGTACAAGCCATTCGGCTATTGCCGAAACCCACGGCCGCACGGCGGGGGGAGGGTTGGCAACATGCAACCCATCCGATATATTTGGGAATCTGGATATAACAACCTCTGGGGTAACGAGTTCGGCTCTACCGCCGACGATATGGTGCAACTTCTGAGCAACTGCGTCAGGGATACGCCTCATATCTCTAACATCCATGTAGGTGACCTTTTGGCCATTTACGGTTGCGCCCAATCTTCGCTCAATAAGTTCCTTATATATCTCTCTACTTTGAGCCGCGCAAACACGCTCGCCGCCATCGACGGGGCTATCGCTAGGCACCCTGATTGAAGTTCCTCCCCGGCGACCTATAGTAAGATACCGATAGATCTCCGCCTGGCTCAAGCTGCGGCGCGCATCGCCGCGGCCGCGATACCTCTGTGCTTGCTTGGTTGAAGGGACTGGAGCTATCCACATTAATTTCTCACCAAATATATTAGCCAGTCTATCTATGGAACCTCCTGGGTTTAAATAATCACTATACCATTTTCCTGGGTTCGTCGTATCATTACCCCCTGCACTTAAAAATACAATATCATATTCGCCTGTTCTAAGAAAAGGACCTGGGGTGGTTAAACGGTCACTGGTTTTGAATGCGTCGGGGTTAGTCGAGCCGCTCGCAGCCATATCGGCGAGCTGGCTGGTCTTCCATCCGACATTGGTGCTTATGTGAATGTTACCTGCCGTCGCTCCATGGGCGGAAACGAGAAAGTTTTTAATATGACGCCCCATGCCGTTATGTATTTGTCCGGCATTGCTGTCTCCAAATATTAAGATCTTTGTATCTGCGTTGATGTTTAAGCTCATTATTTTTCTACTTAGGTGTCAGTGGATGGAGGGGTCTCAGGGGTCTCAGTGGCTCTCGCATTTCCTCCGCAGCTATCGCTGGGACGCCAGGGGGCTCTGCCAGCGCCGCCGAGCGGAGCAGGCGTTACCGAGGGGTGAGCGGAAGCATAGAGCAAGGGTGTCGGGTCTAGCGTGATGTTCCATGCGCCCACCCTAACTTTATTCCGTATCCCGAAACCTCCGCTTGTGCCGCTGGGTGGTCCGCAGAGAAGCTCAAGATGGAGATGCGGATTGGATGAGTCGAAGTGCTTGGAGCGGGTCTCGGTGCTACCGGCGCCACCATTAGTAGTGCCGGTCTTACCGATAAGGGCTCCTGCACTGACTTCAGCGCCTACGGTGATGCCCGGTTCGATGTCGGATAGGTGGCAATAAAAGACCCAGCGTTCCTGAGATGGTGGAGCTTCGTGGCCGGCGGTCTGGAGCAGGCGCTGAGCGTCTTCGTTGCTGGGGGCGGCGTGTTTTAATTTTAAAACTACAATATGACCATAGTTGCTGAAGCCTGGATACCAACTGTACGCTTCGCCGTTTACGCTTTCCTGCTTCACGAAGCCACGGGGGGAGGAGCGCCGGTCGGTGGAGTTTTGGTACGATCGCGATGAGCGTACAACTGTGGCATCTGCTACTGCGTAGACCTCAGTCCCCCAAGGCCCGTTGATATCTATACCTCCGTGGTTGCGCTGATATTGCGGGACCTTCCAACACCTGCCGCGAGGAGCGTTGGGGGTCTCGCCATCACGGCAGGCCCGAGTGCGTCCACGGCGTTGCATAAAATTACTCGCCGTGGTCCAGGTGCGGAGGGGACAAGAGCCATGTGACGGGAGCGTAGTTATGTACTGAGGGTGATCATTGTAAGAAGACATCCCCCCGCGTGCGGGCCCTGACCTTTTAACAGGGGGGATTATTACAGAACCACTAACGGGAGTCAACACAGCGTGAGCGGTGCCTCCGCTAGTGCCAGTAGCTTGATTGTTAGATCCGGCTGCGCCTATCCTGACGCAATCCTCAAAAGCGCCTCGTGCTGATGGTGGACCCGCTGTGGTGGTGAGGAGAGCGCTTTGTTGCTCAGCCACCTTTCCAATAATAATGCCGCCTTCTTGAGCTTCTATGTTTTGAAAAGTCACCCACACAATATCCCCTAGCGCGTGCGCGGCAGTAGGCTCTGCGTCTATAAAAGTAGGAAAGCTGTCAATTATCATATCTGAAGAGTTACGAGTGCCGTCGCCCAGGGGCCCGGTGCCAGATAAACTTTGAGGTGACCAAGGGTGAAGCTCTGGTATTCTTATTTTATAGCGGCGGCGTAGACTTTGCTCTGCGTTGACAGAACCGGCTAGACGCTGGAGCAGGTTAACAAAACCAGAAGGCTCACCAGGATCATACGCCCTGTCAACGGGCTCCGCTCTTAAAACAATCCCTTGAAATTGAACAAGCCCCTGAAAGGCATTAGGGGTATATGTAGTCCTAACCGCTTCTCTGAGCGCACGTTGAGGCGTTGTTTGATAAGTTAAAGAGGGGGCCCTAGTTGTACTGGGTCGTATAGGATTTAGCTCGCCAAACGCAAAATTTCTTAACCTTCGTTCTTCATCTTCATCAGCCATAACAACTTCATCTCAGCCTCCATTCTTATTAAGTAAATCAAAGATTTCCTCTTTCTCTAGCGGAGACAGAGAGCTGCTCTTCCCATCTTTCTTCTGCAACAAGGAGGTAACTTTTACAAGCTGTTCGTTAGAACGCTGGAGCGTTTCAACATACTTTGAAGCAATAAGACCCAGCTTCTCATGAGAGTGGGTTCCCTCGTGTTTCATATGAACCATCAACTCCATCAAGAGAGTAGAGGTCACAGCCCGGTCGGTTCTAATATTAGTGATAGCTTCAGTGATGTAATTTTCCACCGGAGCATCTGAACTAGGCGTTTTTTTAAGGGCTGTCTTTTTGTTGGGACAACGGGAGCTGCATTTCTTCGTTGGGGCTTTCTTCTGCGTTGTCTTTTTTTTCTTTGACGATGTGTTTGACATTTCCTTTATCCCACTCTGACTTAAAGTTTTTATACTTGACCCTAAGCTTGTTCAAGTTGTTAACTACTTGTTTGGTGTTGAGACCCGTGAGTTCTCTCAGATAAAGGTAAATAGCTTTCTTGTTGAAAATTTCAATGTCATCAGGGTTCTCTAAAAGTATCTTAACTGCCTTATAAACTTTCAACTCGGTGGGCTTCATTTGCACGGAGTGCCAAGAAGATATCTCGTTAGTCAAGGCAAGCCAAAATTCACGCTTTTCCAAATCATTCAAAAAGTTATTTTCAGTAGTGACATACTTTTCCTCAATCGCTGAGCTGATGTCATCTATTAACAATTCACGGCGGCGGCGCGTCTTGTTCTTCTTTACCTCATGAATAAACCAGTTCTTGGTTATAACACTATAATAAGAAAAAGCCTTATAGCCCTTCGATTTGTCAAACTTGTCTAAAATGGTAGTAAGCCACACCTTACACTCCGCTCGGAGATCGTCAATGTTTGGCAGATTAGTGAACTTATAAGTATAAACTATCTTGTCCACCATCTCGCTAAACGCCGGCTGTATGTAAGTTCGATAAAGTTCTTCTCTTTCTGCCCTGTCATTACTTTGTGCATACCGTATTATCGCGTCTTCATGGATTTGTGTAAAATAATATTTCTTAGGTCCCCGACGACGCCTTTTCTTCTTGGGTGGTGTCGAGGGTTCACCCTTTAAATTGTTAGTTGAGTTCTCATCCACGTCATACGCTCCCTTCTTTAGTTTCTTCGAAATCGGCTGACGAAGCCGTAGGTGTAAAAACAGCATTGAACTCCCGGCAATTTGCCGCATGGTGTTTTGTATGGCTCAAAAGCTCTTGTAGTGTCGCGTCCCCATAAAAAGTAGGTTTATTATAAACCTCCTCTAGGTGCGCTTCATACTCGCTTGTCAGGTCAACAAGGGTATAAAGTTCTTCGGCTATAAAACGCATCTTTTTTAAAAGCCACGAAATATAGGCGATAGCACAGATTAATAGTCCCATCAAAACAACTATAGTTATGAACATTACTCGAAATCTTCCTGTGTCTCTTCTTTTACCTGATTTAAAGTACGACGTGCATCTTCGATAAACTCTTTAATTCTACCTTCTGCTGTGGGTTTGTGCCCTTTGTGGGCACTCGGTGCAAACGCTGCGGTAACCTTCATCATGTTAGACTTGCACTCTATACAAATCTGTGTTGTGTTCAACCCCATAGGAACCATTTTTTCTATAATGGTCCCACAAGGCTCACACTCATAGCAATAAATCGGCATGATGTTTACTATTCTTCTACGCCAGTAGGTACTGGCTCGATAGCGGCATCAACGTGAAAAACAGGCGGATTCTTTACATCGATTTCGCCGCCCTTTGAACCCCACTTCTTTGTACCGTTTGCCTTAACAAACTCCATCGTCTTAAAAATACCGACGACATCAGTCTTCTCCAATAATCCCTTCTGTAGGGTCATCATAATAGCACCAATTGCTTGATTACTTAGCTTCATTTTCTTTTTCCTCCGTTATAGGTGCAAGATCTGTAACGATCTTGGTAATTTTATTATTAATTGTCTCTTCCTCAAAACGCCGTGACAGACTTGTCTGAAGACGTTTGGCTTTGCGCTTGTAAGTTCTATAATTAGAATATACTTCGCGCATATTAGCGCGGAGACTGCTTGTGTCAGGATAACACCACTGAGAGTCTGCAATCAGCACATCTTCCCATACGTCCCGAGCAGCTACATCCTCCAGGCGATATTCTAAATCTAAAGAGAGTAGTTCCTGTTTTTTAGATTTCCCCCCTTTGGTGACACTTAAAAAATCTTTATGCCCGCCCCAATTAGGTGCGATGATAGGAAGGGTGTGGCAAGCTGCCTCAAAAGTAGGTAACCCAAAGCCTTCGCCGTGTGTTGTAGAAACATAACACTTAATCTTCTCGTGTTCATATAAAGCCGACATTTCGTCATCCGAGAGGGTGCCGTGTAGTAAATAAATACGGCATTTATTCTCTTGATTGCCATCAATAAACATTTGGAGGCGCTCTTCAACATAGTGCCTATCAATGGTAGAGCCGTTCTTGATGAATGCCTTTAATACCAAACCCACATCCTCGTTTTTAAATTCTTCCATAAAAGCAAAGATTGTTTGTTCTACATTCTTACGATTCGACCACTGTGACACATTTAAAAAATTAAAGTCTGATTTCAAATCCAAATCAATGGACGCGCTTCGAGAGCCTCGAAAGGGAAACCCAATAACGTTAAACTTGTCAGTCACAGCAGCGTCATAAGAGGCGAAACATTCTTTGGAGTGCTGGGAGGGGACAATGATTTGATCCATCTGAGTGATGCCGTCAGCCCAAGCGGGGGAAGCCTTAGTGGTCTCAATGCCCGCAAAAACACCAATGTTCTTTTTCGCCAAGCGATCCCACTCGGTGGGGAGCTGGACCTGTAGAGAAATATCAAAATCTATCTCCTGAAGTTCTCGGGCGTGACCGGCGGCGACAGTCTTCATGATCATGCCATCAATCCAATTACGCTCTTCGTTGTCCTCGGATAGCCAGCCGGTTTCTCCCCACCCGGTGTTGATAAGGTACATATTGTAGTTATCTTGTTGGCTACGCAAGGCTCTTAAAACAGTGCGACAATGCTCTCCATAGCCTGAGCGCGATAGCGCTGGTCCTCGTATAATCATATTTTTCATTATTCTATCCAACCTCTCTGAGCTGCCAGCCAGTATAATTCTTCCTAGTTTCCCACGAGCCATTTTTTTCACATATGGACGTAATAAGCTCGTCCCATTTCTTGGCATAGTCTGCGAAGCCATAATTTTTCTCTAGGTGTTCTCTGCCCTCAGTTCCCATCTTACGCAACTCTGCTGGGCTCTGGTGATAAATCTTTCTCAGGGCAGCTAAGAAGTCTTCTTTGCTAATCCTATCCTCAAAAATATAAGGAACCTGCTGAGAACCGATTATTGCTTTAGAAGATGGTTCAATCCCCACTCCAAAGGTCCTTTCCCCATCGGTCACCTGTTCTTGAAGCCCCCCGGTAAGAGTCACGATGATGGGAGTTTCACAGGCTAACGACTCTAAAGTTGCCAAGCCAAACCCCTCGGCGTCTGCAATATTAATGGTACAGTCGGCAATATTATATAAATAAGCCATCTTCTCAGGAGGGTATTTCATAGGCGAGAGCATAACTTCCCCCTTGTCCAGCCCCAAATGGTCTAAAACAATTTCTAGATCAGGTCCGTGAGGGTCCTTGGGATCGGTATGCATAAGAAGACATACTTTGTCTCTGCCGACCTCATCTAAGAATTCCTTAAACCACCACACAACACTATTCGACTGTTTCCTTCTGGCATTCCTATTGTTCCAGAAGAAGATGAACCTGTCGTCCGTAGCGTCAAAGTGAGCAGACTTAAACATGGCAATCTCCTCATCTTCGAGCCTCTTGAAGACCTCCATATCCACCGTATGGGGAAGATATTCTTCCTGAACAGTAGGGGAAACTGTCTGTACAATGTCGCTCGTGACTTTTGAGATGGTGACAACAACGTCGTTCGATTCATAAAACTTTTTATTGAATTCGGGATAAGGGTAGTTGTCCCACACATGGTAATATACAATTGGCATATTAGCCCGAATCTCATCCTCCATTTGCCATAGCCAAGACCAAAAGCGAGGGTCGGTCATTAACCACATCACATCTGGTCTTTCAGTCCGCATAATAGACCTTACCATCTCCTGTGTGCCGAACCCTTCAACCGGAAAAATCTTCCAATCATCTCCATACTTCTCTGTGACCAGGGGAGTCATATCTTTAGGTTTCGTAGCCCCGGCGAGGCTAATAAATTCATATTTCCCGGTATCCAGCATCGCTTCAATAAAGTACTTAGTTTGGATGCCGACCCCTGATGGGGCGAGCGGATGGTCGCTCAAAGTCATAATTTTAATTTTTTTGTTTTCTTCTGGTGGCATTTTTCTCTCCTATGAACGTGGACACTCTTCGGTATCATAGAACTCACATCGTGAACACGAAAGCTTGTTCTTTATAAAATTATTGGTATCGATATTTTTTAGGGCTCTCGACAACAGACTCGATGCATTGATCAACTTTTGGTCTCCGCTTGAGACTCTAAAAATTTCTACTTGATTCTTCTTCGCAGTTCTTTTAAGCAAGCCAAAATGAGTCTCTATATCTTCCAAGGGAATCGAGTGCTTTTTGGCAAAATATTTCTTGTACAAAGTAAGCTGATAGGTTGTCATAGGATCGTTCTTTTTCTTATAGTTCCAACCCCAAGAGCAGCTTTTCCAATCAATTATGTGATATTTCCCATCAGAAGTCTTAATAACTAAATCTATAAACCCCTTAAAGAGATACTCGCTATCTTCGATTATTTCATAAAGCTGTTCTTCCGTTGATACTACTTCAAATTCTCCAAACTGTTGACGTAGAGCAGGAATAGCCAAAGGAGCAAGAACTTTTCCCTGCTCTAAAAACTCGCCATACTCTTCTTCTAGCTTCTCTACTTCTTCTTGGGGCAAACTCTTCACCTCTTTCTTGAACGAGGTTTCAAAATATTCTGATTCATGAATCGACTCATTGAGAAGCTTTTGTTCGCAAACATTATGAATGGCTGTCCCAAAAGCAGTATATTTGTTCCCCTTAAAAAGCCTTATACCATCAATATATGTAAGCTTATATGAAAAAGGACACTCATTCCACTTCTTTAAAGCTGAAAAAGAGACATGAGGCAACTCAAGCCTCGCTTTCTTGTTCGTCTGTGGAAGGCGCCGGGGCGGGTGTCTTCTTTAGATTAGTAGTGGTCTTGCGAGACCGGCGGGGCTTAGTCGATTCCTTGCTGGGCTCCTTTGCCGCGATGGTGGCTTCGGGGGTCGAAAACACCCACGTTGCTGACAAATCCATCGAATTGTCATTAACTAAACTGGTGCCCTCTATAAGAGCCCCGGCAACAACCCCTTCGCTTGCCAAAAAGCGGCGCACCCGTTTGGGGGAAAGTAAAACAGCGCGTTCGCGTGGCTGCTTCGGGTGTAAAGTGATAGTTATTTTTATTAAACCACCCTTCTTATCTATTTTTAGATTCTTCGATGCTATCTTGTCAAATAAATTATTCATTTATGTTCTCCATTAGGTTAGTTTAACCAAAAATTCATTAATCTGCTTTATCTTAGTATAAAGCACGGGGCTAATAGTCGCCAGCGACTCACGATCGCCTATAAAAAACTGTTCAAGCCCTTCGGCAAAATATTCCCGCAAAGACGTGGCGGAATATGGCGTTACAAAGAGACCTATGCTTAAAGTTAAAAGTGTTGGATAGCCTACCTGGAACCATAAATACTCATCAACTTCTTTATCATAATCAGGATTCATTAACTTTGAAACATCAAAAGCCCCCTCTTTATCTACCGGGAGCAAAGAACCGAGTTTCTTTCTTTTGCCCAAAAATTCATTTTCTACCGACCCATCGTGATAGATTTCAGCGCGAGAGCCTTGCTCAATAGAATGAGCCATTTCATGGACGATGTTTCGCACTAAATCTTCATTCTCCTCATGAGTATTAAGGGTATATACTGCGCCATCTAAATATGCCGACATAACATCTCGTTGGGTTAGTTCAGGAAACTCTCCAATATAAATTGCGTCTACATTGTGAAAATAAGGCTCTGGAATCTTGTCTTCTATTTCTTGCAGAGCCGAGGGAATATCAACCTCTTCTGAGATGGGATGATCTTTTATCAAAACATTTATGCGCCCGTAAAGAAGATACTCTCTCCTTTGGTCGTTAAAATTGGAAGCCGATTTCCTTATATAGTTGTCCGAGGTCATTTAGAAATAATATCCTTCGTTGCCTTATTTACTTCGGATTGGATCGCTAGTCTTCCCTCTTCTACGTCAGCTAGTCCCTGCCTGTATCCCCTAAGCCAATTCTCCTCTGCGACTACCATAAGAAAATCAGGAAATTCTTCAGCGAGAACATCTACAATCATGGCAACGGTAACTTGACCATCGGCAGGATTAAGCTTTTGACCCACATGATTAAGGAGCCACTCTTGAACCGGCGAATCCCCCTTGGGAACCTCGCTTAAAGTAGGGTTCTCCTCTTCATTGAATTTCGAAGACTTGGGAAGTTCGGGCTGTTTGGTGTTTGTATCTGTGGGCATAATGTTTCCTCTACATACAGTATAAAGACATTATGACACAAAGTCAAGGGATTTGTTAACTATTTTTTACAATTTATTAGATGCGAGGGTAGCAATCGCTGAACGTTCACCTTTGTTAAGGGTAATATGCCCAGTTAACTTCGAACCCTTGAGCCTTTCTACGACATGCGCGAGCCCATTGGTGGTTTCGTTAATGTACATATTGTCGATCTGTTCGATATCGCCTATCAACACCAGCTTTGTGCCTTCTCCCACTCGCGTAATAATTGTCTTGATTTCATGCTGAGTTAGATTCTGTGCCTCATCAATAATAATAAAGCTATTAGAGATTGATCGCCCCCTAATATAGCTTAGCGCTTCCACCTCGATTGTACCCTTGTCTAGATAAAGATCTAAAGTCACTTTATCGTTTCCAAAAAGTGTTCTCAAATTATCTTGTATAGGTTTAAGCCATGGCAACATCTTCTCTTCCATCGTTCCAGGCAAAAAACCAATATCCTTCCCAAGAGGCTCAACGGGGCGCGACACAATCATCTTGGTATATACAGCCGAAGCTTTTTCCATCACTTGCTGTAAACCGGCAGCCGCAGCGCATAAGGTTTTGCCAGTACCCGCTTTCCCCACCAACGTTACTAAGGGAATAGAAGGGTTCAATAAAAGATCCATAGAGAACGTCTGTTCGCGATTTCGAGGAGTAATCCCCCACACGTTAAGCTTATTAATACAACACAGCGGGCTCTTCTCTGAGATGTATTTAGCCAAAGCTGTCTTCTTTGGATCATCATGGGCTTGAAGCATAATAAATTGATTGGGGTATAGCTGGGCGGTGGACCCATTAAGAACGATCGGCTCTCCAGCATAAAAAGCATCGATTTCTGCGGCATCCGTATGGTGCGTATGAAATCCGCTATATAGATCATCTGAGGAAATTATTGCTTGGTTGAGAACGTAATCCTCAGTAGAAAGACCCACGGCGTCACATTTAACTCGCATGTTTATATCACGAGTGACTACTATGATTTCTTCCTTTAATATTTTCTTTGCCGCGAGGGCAGTACAAAGAATTTGGTTGTCTGGGTCTTCGATGAGCCATTCGTTAGGTAACTCCTTGTCTCCCTCTCCGCAAGAAAAGATCTGTAAGGTACCTTTTTTAGAACCTAAAGAAACTCCGTCGCGTAAGTTTCCTTCGTGGCGAAGCTCATCTAAGACGCGAATGGTTTGGCGAGCATTATAACCAACACTATCTTGCCTCTTCTTATGGTTGTCTATCTCTTCTAAAACCTTTAATGGTACAATAATATCGTTCTTGCCAAACGAATATATGGACTCATAGTTGGTTAAATATACATTCGTATCCAGTACATAAGCCTTTTTATTTTTCACATTTTACTCTCTTGTTCTTAAACTGTCTTGAAAGCACCAAAAATTCCGCACTTAAGTAAGTAGATATTTTTTAGATTGCTAAATGATTTATTATTTCAGACTATACTTATTTTGTATGAGAAGGAGTTTATTCTTGTTTAGCCTTTTTTCATTTCCCCCTTTTTTGTGTCTGGCTTTGTTGTTTGGGTGCTGTTCGAGTAACCCCTTTCTTCAAGAAGGTTCAGCTAGGGCGACCCAAGAAGCAAACACTCCCAATCTAGAAAGACTTCGCCATTCTTATCTGCACCTTCGTCGTCGTATTTTTGTGCGAGTTTGTGGCGTTCGAAGTGATGGGGACACAGACTGTGTTGACACAACGCCGAGTAGAGCATCCGCTTCTGCTATTGCGTATAATCGGGACGATGAACGCACTTACGTTCTCACGGCTGGTCATGCTTGTGAAAATCGTCAGCCTATGACGATTTTTGATTACATTTTTAACACCCCTCAAGAACAAGAAGTGGCTGAGAAGTTGGCTGATTTTGTTGATATCCGCACTATGGAAAAAGTGACGGAACTAGAACTACAGACGATTAATGGGGATCGCTTTCTAGAAGACGTAGCAGTCGTAGAGGTTGATAGGGAGTCGGACCTTTGTGTGCTCTCCATACCGGCAGAGCCGAGCATTCCGGTTGTAGAAATTGCAGAAGCTGAGCCTGTGGTGGGCTCCACTGTTTGGAACATTGCCTCCCCTTACGGCATCTTTGGTCAGGGTATGGTCCCCATTCTTAGTGGAATCTGGTGTGGTCGTGCCCCCAGTGAATCAACTTTTATATGCGATCTCCCTGCTTCCCCAGGAAGTTCGGGATCGGGAGTGTTTAACAGCGAAGGTCAAATTGTTTCTATTGTATTGGCTACAAATATGCAGTTTCATCATGCATCCTTTGGGGCGAACCTTGAACAAATTAGAAACATTATAGATTAAAAAAAAACAGCCCGCGTGGACTGTTTTTAATTTCTACCCCATATGCTTGGGTAGCCTATCTAGAATCTTAGGTGCAATAAACTCAGAAAGCTTATAAGCGGCAACGCATAATAGCGTCCCCATCAGACTCATGGGCGCAACCCCTACTATGTGGGCTAACACCAAAAACAATATTGGTGCAGTTATCCATCGTAAAGATGTTCTCAACATACTTTTTCTCCTTTCTTAACTAAAAAATGTTTTTCTCGCCTCGTGGAGACAAGAAACATACTTATCTATATGAGTAAAAAAAAACTCAAATATAGAAAAATCTTTGCAAAGCTCGATTACCTCGTCTTAGAAAAAGAAGAGTGTGCCATACTCCTCGAAGACTATAGTGAAGCCTTCCACACTGATTTCAAAGATGAGCTAGAATTCATTCAAATAAGACAAAATTCTGAGCCGGGGGTGGACCAACCGAAGGCTGGGGATGATGACCGCGTAGAGTCATCTAAAAATTCTATTTCTAACAAGACCCTAAATGCTTTATATAAAAAAATTGCCATTAAGGTTCATCCTGATGTGTCTAAGTTAGATAATGCTGAAGAGCTTTTTATGAAAGCCAAAGAGGCGCAGTGTAATGAAGACTGGGTTACATTAATCACACTTGCCAAAGAGCTTAATGTAGAAATTCCTGAGTTTACTGAGGAGGAAATTGAGCAAATCAATGAATACATGGTGAAAGTAGAGTTAGAAATTGCTATGACTAAGAACAACAACGTTTGGTTTTGGGCTACTGCCTCTGAGGAGCAGAAAGAACATTTTAGAAAGCTTTTTCTAATGACCCAAGGAATTGATCCCACGGAGTTTGAAGACTTCCTAGAAAAGAAGAAAACGTAGAGCCATATGTCAGAGTCGAACTGACGACCTACGGTTTACAAAACCGTTGCTCTACCAACTGAGCTAAAATGGCCTAATTACTATTCACTTTTCAAAGAACTGAATAACAATAATCTATCTATTGAGTCTTGATAGAGATTATGTTATTAAGAAATATTCTAATATCTATAATATCATTATACATAAGATTTTCTATCTGTTAAGATCTTTATAAAAGAAAGCTCATTTTTCTTTTTTTCTTAACAAAGATCTCAATGTAGTGTAGTCTCTCTCGTGAGTCTAGCGTAAAAGCAGGGGTGTACCCTGCTATGGCTGAGTTGCGCTTTGATTTAAATGGCTCCGACGGATGGGATCGAACCACCGACCAGACGATTAACAGTCGTCCGCTCTACCTCTGAGCTACGTCGGAAAAGCTTTACTTTTTGTCATCATTGGCGATGCCAAGAATGGCATAACCACAGATGTCCTTCCATGGACTTTCACCAAAAGCATCTTTCTTGTTAGCAATACGAAAGAGCTTATCAATCACTCTCACTATTGCCAGCATATCAGTATACTGTTCATGCTTAATACCATCAGGAAATAAAACTTCTAAAATTTCCTGAGCCTGACCAAAAGAATTTCCATAAGCCTTGTTCTTCTCAGCTACAAGTTCGCCTATTTCTCCAGCTATTTCTCGATACACGTCCGTCATGCAGTTCTCCACTCTATCTTAAGATAGGATACCACGAAATGTCCGATTTGTCAAGTAATATTACTTCTTTTTCTTCCAAGAAGTCTTTTTAGTCGTGGTTTTCTTAACAGTGGGGGCGGCAGCTGCTGCAACAGTTTCAGTGGTGGTCGTAGCAGTGGTAGTTGTAGTTTCAACAACCTCCTCGACAGCCGCCATAGTTGTTTCTGTAGTTACCTCAACAGTTGGAGTCTGCGCGGCAGTAGCTTCTGTATACAGCTCCATTGCCGCCGGGTCCCGGTGTCGGTACAGTTCAAGACCCCTCGCTGCACTGGCTCGGTTTGTAGCAGCTTCTTCAGGGGTCGCTGCGGTTTTGGCATCTTCTAACAATATTCTCGCAATTGCTATCGCCCTCTGCTTCTTCTTTCTTTGCATTTTTAGACCCATTTTAAATTCTCCTTAATTTTAAAATTCTTCTTCTGCTTTTTCTTCCTCATATTCCGGTGTTGTCGGCTCAGGAAGAATATTAGACAATTCATCTTCAAACTTGTCAAAATAAAGCTTAATGTTTGTTACTAAATAGTCATAAAACAACTCTCTATCCATATCATTTTCCAGCAGAGCATAAGCGTCAACTATTTGATTTTCTATCTTTTCGAAAGTATTGATCGCAAAGTTCCGACCAGTTGCTTCGTTTTGATCTTCGGGTGTTTCCCCAAATGGGCTTAGGTTCTCACTATCCCTAGCCTCGATATCAATGAACTGAGAGTCGTCGAGATCCTCCTCGCCTACTTCAACATCAATCTCTGCCAGCGGCTCATCTAAATCTTCAAGTCCTGCTTGGTTTTCATAATCAGCCGCATCTTGAGAAGCCTTAGTGGGAGCAAGGGTATTTTGAACAGCGTTAATAACATGAGATCTAAAAGACTCTCTCTGGGCTGCACTAGTGGTTAATTGCTTGAAGTGATCCTCAAGAACGGGGATTATCTTTTTCAGCAGATCTTCCAAAACGTTAATGCCGGTAGACCTACTTGGCACCTCATCATTAACCGCCGTTTCCGCCAACAGTGTTCTTATAAACTGACGAAGCTCTCGTTCCTCTTGATAAACCATTTTCTTTTTTTCTTTTAAAGTCCGATCTACTGCTTTAGCAACAACCTCTTTCAACTGAAGGTATTCTCGGTAATCTTTTATCAACTTATCTCTTTTGATGACAGTCATATTTTTTTCTTGGCTCTCGCGAACGTAAGCATTCAAATCCACATATTTAGATGCTTCAACTTTCTTGCTATCACTAAATAGTCTAATATTTTCTTCAAGCACCTCATTTATTATTTCATATATCATTTCGGATGTTTGGTGAGGCGGCGACAACTGTCGTAGAATTTCATCTGCCTGGTCTCGGACTTTAAGCGGGAGATACTCTGTGAAAGCTTCTATATCATTTTCGGAGATAGCCTTACGCATAGCAGAAGCACTCAAGGCTTCGCCATTTCGAGAATCCGTAAATTCCTCCCCAGAAGGATCGATAGAATACTCGTCGCCAGCTAGTACCGTAACTCCTTCTCGGGCGTGTTGCTCCGCATTTTTAGAAAACCTTTCTTGATCTCCACCCTTGGTGCTCACCCCTAAGATGACAGTCTCTCCCGGCTGTGCCCAATCAGGATTTTCATCTTCGTTTTGAATAAAATGAAACGAAGCGCCGACTGGCGAATTTACAGGAGACTCCGTAATTGTCACTTGGTCGGTGAGCCCGTAAGCTTTTAAATATCGCTCCCAAACCTTCCGCGCATCTTCAAAAGAAACACTCTTCCCATCTGGCATTTTGCGCGGGAGGGGGGACATAAAAATAACAACGCGGTTCGCCATATTCGCATACGCCTGAATCATTGCCAGATGACCTCTGTGTGGGGGCTTAAAAGCGCCCGGTACCACCGCAATATCAATGCTTTGGTCTTCGGTTAAAATATCTATTTCTTTTACGAGGGGAGGTATGCTACCCTTTCCATACTTAAATAACCCTAAAATTTGATTTATAGGTGCGAAATTGCCGGTAAACTTATAGGTGTGACCGTCATAATCAAAAACAAAGCCTTCAGCCGCAGTAGAAACGTTCTCGGCTGCTTTCAATTTTACCATCTGTTTTTGTAAAACTTCAATCGCCTCTTCGTTGCCCGAAGCTTCGATAGTTTTGATTGCCGCACTAACCTCTTGACGAAGACGAGATACTTCTTTTTGGCTATCTACGACAAAGGCGCTTTCTAGCCCCTCTAACATCTTCACTGAAAAGTCATGAACGATTTGTTCTAGTGGGAAAATGGCGCGGGAGAGAAGCGATTTATCTTTTACAACCGCTCTCACCGCCGCCTTTTGTTCGGGGTTTAAATTTTTTACAAGTTGGGGTAGTGTCTTACCCCCCGGCAACTTAAGCAAACGCCTTAAAACATCCTTCTGGGTCGATTGTGGGGTATTTGTGGAAGCAACTACAGGCACCAGTCTCGCCACCATATATTCCGTGATCGTACTGTCATCACTAAGACCATCAATGCTCGTTATCCTGTCCAGGGCGGCATAAGCATTCTTAAGGGCGACATCATCACTAAGTGCTTCTAAACCGCGAATAGCGTTGATTTGTACGCTATATCCCTCTTTCGATTCTTGGTCTTGGACTTGCTCAAGGGCAGATTGGAGGCGCTTAACGTTTTTTGATGCATCTTCTACTTTTGCACTGGTTTCTTTATCAAACTTCCCATGACCCTTTTGGTGGATCACTAGAGTTTTGGTATCGTAATTTACAACGTTGGGAGATCGTGGGTCCATCAATTCAGCATTAAAATAGATCTCTGCGTCCTCACCAAATATTTCAACCTGCTCTTCAATACTAAGAGATTCTATAGCCCGTTCAAAAGCGTCAAAAGCCTCCACAAAAACTTTAGTGAGATTTCCGCGCCCCGCAAATTTGTTTGCTAGCTCGGCAGCGTCCATCCCCCCCGCTTTGATATTCCCTTTATTGCGGGCTGCTTTCGCTTTTCCTTCTTTAACTGAATATGAAACAAATAAGTTTTGTCCATCAGTCTTTTCGGTACCCTTCAGCTCACCATGGGAGGCTTTGGCAAAGATATCCTTTAATTGAGCAAAAGTTAGATCCCCATTATCATAGAGATGAGACATGTGACCGGAGAGACCACCTTCCAAAATCAACTTTTTATTGCGCTTCTCCATCGCCTTCTCTAAGTTTTGTCTCTTCTAATACTTTGACTTGTTCTTCAAGAACGCTAATTTTATTTTCCAAGCTGCGTGTCATCTTTCTTACTTCTTTGATGTTGTGTCGAATCATTTCTACATTTCGACTTCCACGCTGAGTTCGTAAATTTAAGCCCCCCAACAATTCTTCTATAGTTTGAAGATAAGTTCGTATGGTTGGCTTGGTACTTTCATTTAAAAAGTTCCTTGTCATTTTTCTCCAGTTTGTCATAATAATCCTTCCTCTTTTAGAGCGTGCCCCATTTATTTCGCAAGTAACTAGTAAGGATATTCCTTTCGTGGTCACTCAATTTTCTGGAAAAGACTAACACTTCTCCGATGAGCCCCTTGAAATAAAGTGCGCCCGCGTCATGACCCAAATGGATTATGCGGCTCATACCGGCGGTGTTGTATTGGAGAACGTCGGCTATAGTAGTTACGGCGCCGTCTTGAGTTGTGGTTAAAGGATTTCTGTTTGGCGAAGCTCCTGGGTCGGTTTGAGCCATCCCGTAGATATGGGCATCCCCAGCTGCTTGTGTATACTCTGTCTTCGGCGAGCCTGGACCAGGCGCCTCATACATATAGCACTGAATTGTGGGGGTAGCTGTATCCATATCTTTCACAAAGATACCACCGTAGCCAGCGTCGTCGGAAATAAGGGCAGTGTTTGAGTATGGGTTTGCGCTATTGTTTCCGCAAGATCCGCCGCAGCCTGAGTTGTCATCTGGTCGGGTAACAATAATTATTTCAAAGCTTCGTCCGCCAAATACGTCTGACCAGTACAGGGAGGTGGCGCCGGGATCATGTGTTCCTATTAGATAGTCGTCAACACCCCCGAAGTCAAGCCAATTCTTTCCATTATAAGCAAGCAGTGTAGGTTGATTGACGAGCCCCGGCGCAGTGAACACGCCATTAGAAAGAAGCGCCGCCTTATCCGCAATACTGTTAACAAGTGGTGCCACGCCCATACCAAGAGTGGTTGCATCATCTGGGTCCAGCCACAAAGACAAGCCAGAAATAGCGCTGACATCAAATAATGAATATTCGCATTGGACAGTGCCCCCTTCATCAACCCCATAGGCTTTACCAGTTCCCCGCAAGGTTTGCCCCCCACGGCGACCCAACGAAAATGGAGGCTGATTAATACCAACAAGAGTATATTCACTTTCAAGCTTGTCCAGATCCATAATAACGTAGTTATTTTCTTCACTCGTGAACCCAGGACACCGGCAGTCTGCGACAACAAGCGTTATCGTTGTTAAAGCCGATGCAATAGTACATGCAGTGGCTGTGTACTGAAAAGTATAAGTGCCTGGAGCTACCCCAGTGGCGTCATAAGTGAAAGCCCCTGTGGCTATGTCGAGCGCTACCGTGCCCGCGCCGATGGGCGGCGCAGCCGGGGCAAAGGTTACGGTCTCCCCCGTAGTTACCTTTCCTACCACTTGACCAGCGAAAATAGCGTCCACACACACATCAAATGATTCGGCATAAGTACTCGGGGTGGGTGGGCAGCATG